CGCCGAAAAACTTGGTGATCTTACCCAAAATCACCTTAAAGCTGGCGCCCGCCGCAGGAATCGGATAGCTGGCTGTGGAGGCGGTAGAGGCTCCGATGGTGGCGTTTTGGGCATCACCAGTTTTGTCGAGTTTGTCGTTTCCGAGCGTTGTTACTGCGGACACGATATCGGCACAAAATTTGACGATCTTCCCGGCAATAACCTTCATGGTGTCCCCAACTGCGGGGATTGGATAGGACGCTGTGGATTCCGTAAAGGTGTCGACCACAGTATCCGACAGGTCGCCGCCATCACTGTCCAACTTGCGGTTGAGGTCGGCAACTGTCGCCGCCCCTGTGTCGCTTACTGTCATGACCACGGTTTCCGCATCCTGTACAGTGATCTGAGAATTGTATATAAACGCTGATGGGCTGTCCGCATCGTATACGGGCATCTGGTCGGGGGTTACTGCCGTCATGACCGCAATCAGTGTTTCCGCACCGCCCGCAAGCTGTCCATAAATGCCGATAGTTTCAAGATTGTACGCAGTTTCAACCCCGGTATTGGAAAACCGGGCAGAAACTTGTATGGTGCTGTTGCCGTACACAGATGCGTAAGTAATAACCGCCGTCTGCTCAACGCCCGTGAGGCTTGTAAGGGCGGCAATATCCGTACCATCCGGGATCGCCACGGAGGACGAACGCATCACTGTCCACTCTAACTTCGTCCCGGAAATTGCCTGTGAAATCACGTTAGTTCCTGCGGTGGTAATCACCGCCCCGTTATACTTGCCCATCAGTTGCCTCCCGCAGATATGGTCTGCTCAAAAGTCCTTGTTATCCTGCAAACTTGATACGCATCAGAGGCGGCGGTGTTGGTCACCTCTTGATTAGCGTATATATACAGGTGCGTGGGTACTATGTTGTGAATCAAGTCATACAGCAGGTCGATAGCGCCGTACCTATCCGAGGATACGAAAATCTTTATCCAACAGGCTTGCTCGTTTACCTCAAGAGTGAAATTCCCCTCGCCGTACAGTTCTATTAGCTTGTCCCGCAGATGCCACACAGTATACGGGGCAATCTGGTTCATTCGCTGAATTATGCGCTGTCTGCGGAAATCCAACGTGTCCCCGTAACGTGCCGTAAAGCCTAATACTCGCTCCCAATACTTGATGGTATCGACATCACAAGTTTGGATGAAAAAGTTTTGATGTAGCCGCCTCGCCAAATCCTCATATATCGCAAGCGGGGACGCATACGCCCCCATGATTGCGATATATTCCAAAACGGGTTTAAACCAGTTTGGCAACTGCTCCATCAAAATCTCATGCACGCCGTCAGTTGTATGCACGTTACTCACTCAAGGTCACCCCCCCGAAGACGGGAATCTGCTGAAGGGCGGCAGTTTCCGTCAAGGAAAGGTCACCGCTCTGCCCGTTTATGGTTAGATTGGTCACGTTGACAACCTCCGGGACAGACAGGATTGCATAAATCACACGTGCGGCGTAGATGGTCACAGGATAGCTGATTGAATGCGCCTGTAAGGCGTTTCCCCACGTTTCCGCAACGCTGTGGATATATTCCCGCACCGCCGTTTCGATGTCATCCGTATACATTTCTAGCCCGTCCTGTATGGTCGAATTAAATTCGATCGTTGCGGAAATGTTGATGGGCAGAGCCGTTGCGCTTGTGATGGTTACTGCCGCACCAACCGGGGCGATTCCATAGCCGTTGGGAGATGGTACAGTTGGGGAGGATTCATCAGCAGGGCAAATAGCGTCCTGTGCTGTCTTTACCAGTGCCGCCGATGCGGGCTGATAAGATGAGTTGACGATACTGCAAAGGGTTGTTCCACCGCCTTGATAGGAGTTCGCCGGGTAAATCTGGACAGCGCCCACACCCGCAATCTTAAGGATTGCTTGCCGATACTCCGGAAGATTGCCGCCGTATGGTGCTGTCCCAAAGGTCGCAAAGTAGCGCACCCGCAGGGCAGTGTCTGTCTCCTGCTCTGCGCCCTCTTTGATAACCGCCCCGATGCTTGCGGATGTAAGCCCCGCAATTGCAGTGACCGGGATAATCTGCCCGCTGTAGCTGTTGCCGATTATGCCCGCCTCTTGACAGGTCAACTCATACACGTACACGCCGCCCTCAGAGGAAATCAAATCCCCGGAGACAAAGCCCACGGAATCAGCGCCGTTTACGGTTTTGAAAACCGCACCTGCCGGGATTGCTACGTTGAACGTGCCTTGACGCACCGCCGCCGTTGCCGCAATCCGTGTCAAACCACGATTCGCCACAAGGTAGTCAAGGTCTGTTCCCGTTGCCGTTGCGGCGCTTGCACCCTTCTGGATGTCCGCAAGCACAAGCGCAAGCCCCTCAAGATACCATGCGCCCGGCCCGAGGGCCGTCTGTATAAGCGACCCTTGCCGCTTGTCTAAGGTGTCATCAACCTGTGACAGCATATCCCGAAGGATTTCTGCGTAGGTGTACCCCGTGGAAAAATCAATCATAATGCTACCTCTTCCTCCAGATCACCGAAAACTGTATGCACAGAAAAGGATACCGTCAAAGCGTCCCCGTTCCGGGAAAACGTGTAGTTGTCAACCGACACAACCCGGCTATCCGGGGACAGCGCATCCTCAACCATGCGGGGCAGTTCCGCTTCTATGTAAGCCTCATCATCGCCCACCAAATCGTTTAATTCTGCGCCGAAATTGGTGTTGTAAATCTGCCATCGGAAGCGCTCCACGTTTAGGGCAATTTCCACCGATTGCCGCACCGCTTCAAGTCCCTCATCCATGTATGCGACCTGCATTGTGTTGCGGTCAATAATCCATGTTTTTGAGGGTTGCGCCGCTATGACTATGTCGGTATCAAAGCCCGCAACTTCTGGAAGTGTTGCCATGCTTTACCCCCTTATCCCGGAACACGGGAAAGAATCAAGAAGTTCTGCCCGTGATTACAGCGTAGCATTATAACCCGCTCTCCTGCCGTTAAAGGGCGCACAATGGGAACAGTGATAGTTACCCTATCCCCGTTCGTATCGGTCGCAGAAACGGTCTCAGAGCGCTCTACAACGGCACTTGTAAGGGTGATAGCCTCGGCGGGTATCGGTTGCATAGTCCCCTCAAGCTGTACAGATACCGGGGCGGGCGTTAAAACTGTCCCAAAACAAAGGTCTGTAGGCTTCAGCCCCGCCGTGGTTTGCTGTATCATCTGCTGTAAAACTGTCGTAAGGTCAACCGCCATCAGCCGCCCCCTAACTGGTCAAAACTTTTCACCTCAACGCTCATGGTGTGGTAGTCACTCCCTTCGTAGGTGTGCGTAACCTTTTCCGCAAGCAACAACCTGTTAAAGGTGAGACTTTCCACATCCTCAATCAAAACCGGGATAATCATCCCCGCCCGAATGCCTGTTATCCCCATGCTCTCAAGGGTTACTGTCTGCAACACCCTGTTGTAATACTTGAGATACTGCGCACACAGGGCATCAATCTGCGCTTCGTTGAGGTTTTCATCAACCTTGTCGTAATACTGCAAAAGCCCCCACTGCGCTATAGTGCTAGTATCCTCATGCACATATACATCCGTGCGCCCTGTGGTTTTGTTGGGCTTTGCAAGCTTCACCCGGTTGTATGTCTGGCTGTCAATGTCCCGCTTGTACTCATAATCGGTCATCATCGACCCGTCCCCGATAACGCCCGTTTGCATGAGGTCTTTCGCCTCTTTAAGCACAAGTTGCCCGCAATCATCGTAAAAAACGAAGATTTTCCCGGTGCGGTATATCACCTCAGACAGCGCCGCAAAGATGATATCTAGGCATGATTCGTTTTCCTTAATAAGGGACGGAAAAACATACCCGGTCGGCGCAAGCGCCCCCACAGTTAGGGCAAAGTCGCCCGCTATCTGCGTAATGATCTGCTCAAGGGACAAGTTCACGAAGCTGTATGACGCATTTGCTTTCAGATAGCGCAGTTGGTCATACGCCACGTAACTAACCTCCCCCATGCGGTTGCGGGATGCCGTGAAAAGATACCCGGCGAAAACCAAAGTGCCGTTGTCGGTCAGCTTTACTGCCGATCCTTCCGGGATCGCAATTCCGCTGTCCTCAACGCCGCTGAAGCTCAGTTTAGCCGGGGTGTCAAAACGCTGTGTGACTAACTCCGCAGTTTTTAGGGCGGGGGTGTAGTCGATTAACTGCCCGCTTTTGGTTGCGGCTTGTAAGCTAATCATGATCCACCCCCCGCAAACTGCAACTGCGATTCAGCGACCCAACCCATATTTCCGACCCTATAGGGGTATGCGTTACTGGACACGATTCTGGTAATTTTCGCCGGGCTGTTGCTTGCCTGTTCCACCGGGACAAGCCCGCTCCCGTCACTGTACACAGCGCCGTTAACGATGACATCAGCACCAACCACAAGCTGTGGCGTTTCCACCGGGCGCACAGCCTCCGTGGTCGCTGTGATAACCTGCGACAGCGCCCCGTTCGCCTCCGTAAGGTTTGCACCCGGCCCAACAGCGCCGCCACTGCTCCCGGAGGTGCTAACCACTGTCATCTGTGACACGCCATAAGAGCGGTATTCCTGCAAGGTGATTTCGTAGTAGATGTCCTCTACCTCGCCGCCCTTGTCCGTATAGGAAAGGTCGGAAATGATGCACCGCATATTGGTGTCATACCCATTTGACCGGGAGATAATGAGGCGACATTTTGTGCGCTTCTTCCATGCATTTTCAAACGCTTTCGCCATCCTGCGGGGGGAAGCCGTCCCGTGTACATAGGGATGGTAGCTTTCCCCCGGCAGGAAGGAAGAAAAGGAGATTTCACGCAAACCGGGTTTCTGCGGGACTACGATTTCACCAACGCCCGCCACCTCTGCGGTCTTGTCTACAGTGCTGTGCGAAACCTTGATTTCCGCAGGGTTAACGGGGAGAGCATACTTGCTCCCCCCGATTTTGATATATATCCGTGTTTCTGGACTCATAACCCCGCCCCCTGTCCTTATACGTGTGCGACCGCAGTATGTGCGGCGCTCTGCTCTATGAGCAGTTTTGCGATGGTGTCAGCAACATCCTGCGCCGACAGGTTACCCGCCGCACTCTCCGGGATGGAAACCTGTATATTAGGCGCAAGGGTCTGCAACTCTATGCGGTTCTGGTACTTGCGTTCCGCAAGGTCACGATAGATTTTGAGGTCTTCATCTGATAACTTGCAGTTTTCGACCTTCTTGACCTTGTCGACCGAACCGACCTTACCTTTACCGCCGCTACCTGCGCCGCCGCCCATCGTATCGGCGAGGTTCTCAATTCCAGACAGGATGTCGCTCATGTCGCCGCCGCCGAGAAACTCTGACATATCACCGGGCAAGCCGCCAAAGATGCCGCCGAATGCGTCTGTAATCCCGTTTTGCACGTTGTCGCCCCATGATGCGCCCTTGTCAAAGCCCTGCTGAAAGGCATCGCCCATGCTGACAGTATCAAACCGCCCAAAACTAACTGTTTCCACCGCCTCGGGCTTAAGGCTGTCAAGGGATGCCGCTATGCCATCAATAGCGGATGAGAGGCTGTTGTCAATGCTTGCCGCCCCGATTGTCCCAACTGTAGACAGGTTGATTCCGGGGATTTGGTTGATGGCGTTGATTAATCCGTTAATACCACCAATAGCCGCATTAGCGCCCGAAATAAAGGCGTTTGCAATGGCGTTTGCGGCGTTTTCTGCGCCCCGCACCACACTTGCAAAAGCACGGATAGCACCCTGTGCAAAGCCGATCACGGCGCTTTGGATGCTGTACACCATCTGATTCCACGCATTCGCCGCCGACTCAGCAACGGACAAGAAGAAATTGCCGACAATCAAAAGCCCGTTAACGATGGTGTAAAGGCATCCGTTCGCCGCCCCTGCAATATCCCCGAACACTGTATGCCCCGTGTTTGCGGAGATGTGCAACCACGCCACAAGGGCAACCAAAGCTCCCACAATCAACGCCACCTTAAGCGCCAAAATCATGGCGGGGCTTGCCGCCTGTACCATGTTCAAAACCGCCTGTGCCGTTGCCGCCGCTGTGGCGTACGCTTGATAGATGGCAAAAGCTGTCGCCGCACCGAGTACGATTGGGACAAGCACGTTTAGATGGTCAGAGGCAAACTGCGCCATATCAGCGATAGCGCCAAACGCCGCACCTGCTACGTTCGCAATCACAATCATCCCCGCCGTGATGTTGCGCATAGCCGCATCAAATTCCGGGGAATTGATGGAGTTTGCAATCATCTGCGTAACGGGCGCAAGGGCTTTCACCCCGGCGTTTTTCAGCTTTGTCATGGCATCGCCGAAGGTCATGGGGAGGTCTTCAAACGCCGAGTTGATCTCCTCCGCACTGCCTAGCATTGCACGTTTAACAATGTCGGCGGTTATCTGCCCCTTTGCCGCAACCTCTTTCAACTGTCCGAGGGACAGCCCCATAGCATCGGCGATTCTTTGCGCAATGCCGGGGGCGTTTGCCATGACGATATTAAGGTCTTGACCACGCAGAACGCCCGTAGAAAGTGCCTGTGTGAGGTTGTACATGGTCGATTGTATCGCCGTGGCATTTGCCCCGGATAGCTTAAACTGCTTATTTAACAGCTCTGTAAACGCCGTTGCCTCTTGCAGTGATGAGAAGGTGTCTCCCGTCTGCGCCTTAAGGCTTGCAACAGTTTGGAGCATATCCACGTATGGAGTGCGGGAACGCTGTGCCGCTTGAAAAATCTGCTCCTGTACTTCCTGCGTCCTTGCGAGGTCGCCTGTTATGGCGTTTATACGGGCTTCTGCTTGGCTTAACGTGTCAGACAGGTTAATGATACCTCTAACCGCCGCAAGCCCGCCCAAAGCCACTGCCGCACCCTTCAGCTTGTTCATTAAGTTCCCGGCGCTGTCTGCGGCTTTGTCGGTGGCGTTTTTGGCTTTCTTTCCCGCCTTGTCTACGCTGTCGCCCATTTCTTCAGCGGCTTTTTTAACCGCCTTTTCAGCCTCTGCCGCCCGCTCTGCGGGCTGTGTTACGCCGCCCGTAATACTTGCCGATGCGGTGGAGGACATCGCTGTCATTGCCGCATTTGCGCCATTTATGCGGGTGCTGATCTCCGTTAGCACTGTAACCACCTGCGTAAACCCGGCGGTCAGTTTCCCGGAAATCCCGTTTACCGATGCGGACAGCGCATCCAGTGACGCATTGCTCCCGGCGGTTGCCACATCAAGCCCCTGCGCCTGTGCCGCCGCACCGCTGAAAGCATCTGCCATGCGGTTTAGCGGGGCTGTCGCTTTGTCTATAATTTCAAAAGGTTCACGGATTCCCGCCATTTATTTCCTCTTTCTGGACTCCATTTCCTTCTTCGCCATCTGCCAACACAGCACTTTTTCCCGGTCGGACATGGCGGCAACCTCAGAAGGTTTTGTACCAAAATTCACGAACATATAGTAGGCGAGAGCAATTACCATGCTATCGCCCGCTATCAGTTTTTTGCTTCGTCCTCAAGCTGTTCCGCTTCATCGGAAAACCCGTTTAAATCAAGGATTTCCCGGGCAAGGTTGTTCGCCTCCCCAACGGTCAGCATCTTTCCCGGCAGGTCTAACGGATCAACCGTGCCGTAAGCCTTGCACAGGTCAGCATTGCGGAAATCTGGCTCGACAGTGCAAGCCACAATCAGCGCCCGGTTATACTTCTGGTTGTCCATCGATTCGACACGCTGTCCCCGGATGGTTTCCACCTTGCGGCACTTCCGGGTAAGGCGCTCATTTTCTTCCTGCATGATGGTCTTGATGCGGAAGGGAACGGGATTTCCGTCCTTGTCCACAAACCGCTTCGAGATCACAACCTCTTTGACTTCTTCAGCGGAAACCGGGTTCAGAAAAGCCTGTAAGTTATCCATATATTCACCCCTTTAAAATAATGGGGCGGGATTGCTCCCGCCCCTGTTGTCATCTTCTTTTGTACCGATTAAGCGCCCAACGCCGCCGGGGCGTGGAAAGCGTTCAGAACCTCCAGGTTCGTGTAGGAGAACGTAACCTCCTCCTCAAGCCACTCTGCGTCTGCATCAAGCATCGCAACAGGTACTTTCGACAGCTTGCAGTTATACAGCGCAACTGTCTGCGTTCCCACGGTAGAGGAGGGGTCGTCATTGGTGATCTGAATGGTGAAGTAAGGCAGGGTGCCCGTCTTCAGATAGGTCTGAAGCATTTCCAGAAAAAGGGGCGTGCCATAGTAGATGGTCATGCTACCCGTAAGGGTGACGCCCGTGGTCTTCTTCTGGACAAGGGTGGTTCCTACCACCTTAAAATCGGACTCCTGGAATTCGCCATCACTCTGAAACTTCTTGATGGAGAAAAGTTCGTTATTTCTGCCGTTCACGGTTAAGAACGCTTTACCAGTTTTCCCGTTTAAAGCGTCCCGCTCAAGAAGGAAACTCATCTTTTATCCCCCTTTCCTTTACTCTGCCGCCGCCGAAACATTCGCATCAACAGTAACGCTGATGTAAATCTTTTCGATGGCATCCACAGGCTGAATAGCGACATTGATAAGCACGGAATCGATGGCGTTACCCGGCAGAACCTCCACATCTTCAGCGGTAAAATTCTGGATGCCGCTGTTCGCCATCATCTCATTGAGGTAGCCGATAATCCACGCCCGGAGCAGGTTCCTGCCCGCCGCATTGTTGTCTACCTTGCCAATGAAATTATTGGCGAAGTTCTCATAGACATCATTGCAAAACTGCATGATAACCCGCATCACCCGGTTTTTCTTAAATTCTGCGCCCTCCGTGGGGGTTGTGGTGGTCTTGCTGTTGATGTCGGAGCAGATGCGCACAATGCCGAAATCATCAATCATGGCAATCTGTCCCGCCGCAATAGCCGCCGCAACCTGTGCGTCAGACAGCTTCGGGCTTGCCGCAATAGCGGTCGGATACTGCGCATAGGTGAGGCTCTGATAGTACAGCGCACCCGCCTCAGCGCCCGCAAGCCACCACACCAGACTCTGCGGGGTCAGATTAGTGCCATCGGACAGCACAACGCCGTTCGCCGCAGAAATCACGTACTTGCTATTCTGCCCGGTCACGCCGCCGACCACAAGCTGACACTTTCTTCCGATTGCCTCATTCATGCGCTTGACGAAAGCAACATAAGCATCAACAACCGTGCCCTCCGTGCCATCGTAGGCGATGATATCAAAGGTGTACGGCTCAATTGCGGTCAGAAAAGCCGCATCATCTGCGGCGTTTGTGGTGGGATCAACGCCACCCGTCAGCGCAGTTCCCGCAGTTGCGGTCAGAGTGCCCGTGCCGCCGAAGGTAACCCACGCATTATCGGCAAGGTCTGCCACAGTTGCGCCGTCCTGTGCGTAAACCTCTGCGCCGTCCACGATAGTCTGTACAGTGTACTGTCCTTCGGTGTCCGGGTCGGCGGTCACGATGATGGTGATATCATTACCACGCACGCCGTTATACAGGGCGGTTACGGTCATATCGCCAATCGTAGCGGTCGCCTGTGCGCCGCCCGTGCCGGGATATCTGTACAGCAAAATCTTTGTCGGCCCTGCGGTAACATCAGTACCACGCATCATCTCCCGAAGAAACTGCCCCTGTGTTGCGGTCACAGGATAACCAATATAGGGCGTTACATCCTGTCCGGGGGTGATCTCCACCACCTCACCCGGAGCGCCCCAAGAAAGGGCTTTTGCGATAGCCACAACGCCTTTATCCCCCACATTTGCGGAGGCGTTAGGCTGTGACTTCACGTTGATGTAAACACCCGGCAGAACCTTGTTCTGTGAAACCCAAGTGCCTCCAGCCATAGCTTTTATTCTCCTTTCTTCAGCACCGCATCAAGTGCGGCTTTTGCTTCTTCGATGCTGTATTCAGCATCTTTTAAAATCACCCCTGCGAAATCCCGCTGATACCCTGCAAGGGCTTTCGACTTCAGCAACCGCTCACGGGTGTACCGCACCGGGGCGGGCGCTGTGATGTCTTCACTTTTCTTTGATTTCGACATCGTTTTCCTCCAGTTCCTGCATGGGCGTTTCCGTGTACGGCAGAGATACACGGGCAATCATGCGGAATTTATAGTGCAACTCTTGATCCTCTATGCTGTACGCCCTGTCGTGCGTGTGTATCGGCGCTGTCGTTTCCCCGTCCGTATACTGCACATAGTCCAAAAGCGTATCTAGCCCGTCCGCTATGCTGTAAATCTCAGCGTTTGCGTTCGGGGCGTTGCGGGCTTGCACATATACCACATCAAAGTTCAACTCCCGCTTTGCCCTATCGTCCACCTCATCCGACAGGTTAGACGGCATGAGGAAAACGAAAAAGCACGGGAATTTCACGCCCTGTTGTGTGGGCGAATCGTATACCGGGATGGTGTTCCATTTCCCGGACAGCATGAGGGCAATGCTTTTTACCATGTTGTCAATGGTGTAAATCATTTCAGCAATTCCCTCACTTTCTGCGTCAGCATAGTGCGGACTACTGTCCTGTACTTGCCTATCGCCTTTTCCTTCATGTACAAGCCTTTTACATACTGCGTTTTTGTGCCGACCACTATGCCGCCGTGCGGCGGGCCATATATGCGCTCAAGCATCCCGTTGTTGATGACAAGCCCCGGAACAAAGTGCTTATCAACCCTATGCCCGTCATTGACATAAGAGGCGTACTCCTCATTGTTTGCAAGCACCGTTTTTCCGTTAACGGGCTTTGTCTCGCTGTCGGTTGCCCACGCTTGCGCAAGATACCCGCCCCGCATATTCGTCCCAGCTAAAGGGGCGTTGTTTGGCGGGGTGTTGTCCTGCGCCGTTGCCACCGCTTCGATAGTGGCGGCTTCTGCTACCTCCGCAATGATGGCTTTTACATCAGCCCCGGCCTTGTGTAACTCTGCGGCACGTTTCCGCATCTGCGCCGGGAAACTGCTCATGTTTCCACCTCTGCGGCGTTGATGTTGTCGGCGGTCAAGCCTACCTGCAAGTGCTGTAACCCGGTCAAAGCGCCGCCTACGGGGTCGTAGTAGGCTTTTGGGTTTGATGCTATGTATCTTTCCGGGGTGCGCACGATCCCAAGCGCCCCGCCCCTTGTGATATACAGGGTGTCGCCCGCCCGGATATCCGTATCAACCGCACAGGATAACTTTTCGTCAGATCTGCTTACTGCCGCCCCCTGCCTTGCTGTCCAGTTGTTTGTGGCAACTGAGTAGACCCTGCAAGGGACAGCCTCCAGAACCTTTTGCAACTCCTGCCTGGTTAACCCGGATTCCGTGGTGTTAACAACCCGCCATACATCCACAAGGTCGGTATACCATGATGAAAAAATCATGCCGCACCCCCTTAGATGGCATACATTCCCGCAATGCCGATCATGCGTGCCATAGTGGCAAGCTGTGACCCGTAACGGGTGAGATTCCACGCACCCCACTTTTCCGTCCCGCTGTTTATGGCGGTGTTGTCGTAGGTAAGCGAGGTGTCGCCCATTGTTGCGCTCCGTAACGTGCCGACATTGGCAGAGTTTGCGGCAGTTGCCGCAGGTGTCGAGCCGTCATGGTAGGTCTGCATTCGCATGGCGGCAAGATGCGCCACAAAAAACCCCGCCGCAAGCCGCCAATCTTCCCCCCATTTGGAGGGGGAAACGGCGTTATTGGCACTCTCTACAAACCGGGAAAGAACAGTTTCGGGGAGCATGGGCGTGTATGTCACTGCGTCCCCGTCCGTGGTTTTGGTGTAAAACTCCGGGAAATCTTCCACGAACATCTCAAGGGTGTATGTCCCTTTGTCCCCGTCCCCGATGTTTGCCGCCCTGCGCCTTGCTTCGGCAAAAAGCGGTATCATAGGATTGTCCGGGATGCCGTTATACATCCACATATCAAGCCCCCCTTTCCTGCGTATTTTTACTTCTGCGTTTTAACCCGCCTAGAAGCCTTTTTAAGGGGCTTTTCACTTTCGGCTGGTACTTCTTCGGGTTTCACCGCATCGGGGCGAATATCAGCCTTTGCGGCGGCGAGAGCGGCACGATCCTCCGCTGTGTGGATATCTTTATCCCTGTGCGTGTCCGGGGTCATGATGTCGCCCCCTGCTACAGCCGCCTTAAAGAGCGGATGGTTTGCCACAGCCGCCGGGACATCACCCATATAATCCTTCCCGACCTTCCAGAAATTCCCGTCCGGGAATCGGAATTTGAAACCCTTTTTGAAAATCGCAAACATCTTGTCATCCTCCTATACACGGATAAGGGGGAGCGGTTATGCTCCCCCATTACTGCGCTTTTTAGATGCCGTCCACGTACCGAATCGGCTCAGTGTAGAACACCTCAACCTCGGACACGTTCCCGGCGTAGGCTGTGTCATAGCTGAACCGCTCTGCGTTCGGGGTGGTCATGGCACGGGTCAGCGGGACAAGTTCGTCCATCGCAATGAACCGCTCCTTGTTGCAGTACACAACCATGCGGTCAACATTGCCCGTACCTGCGCCCTTGCACCAACTGGTTGCGCCGATGAACAGGTCAGCGCCGTTCTGCTTCGCTACGTTGTTCTCAAGCAGGAAGGTCAGAATGGTCTTTTCCGCAAGCTGTCCGATCCGGGTGGTTGCGAGATAGTTGTACTGCTCATAGGGCATGATGATGTGATTAGGCACGGCATCAAGGTCGTAACCTGCCGCCGCCCACGCATCAAGGATTGCATCGTTGATATCCGCAAGAATCTGATCCGGGGTGAGGGCGGTAAAGTTGCCCGTAGCGCTGTTGATGGTCACGTTGGCGTTGTTAACAAGCCCGGTAGTGCCATAGGTGGCAAAACCGACATAAGCGTTCTCGTCCATGTGCTTGTCATAGGTCATACGCAGACCATCACGAAGCAGTGTGTCGATGTTGCGCCCGGTCATGTTGCCCCGCATCATGTCAACCCAGAAAACACGAGTTCCTGCGCTGATTACGTGGGTCTTCCACAGGTCTTTGCCAAAATTCGCCTGTACAAGCGGGATTCCGTCAACCGCCGACGCCTGTACGAGGTTGTCACCACTTCCGCCCGTGATGCCGTAACCGACATTCATGGCGGACACATACTCAGCCCAACCGCCACCGACTCTGATCGGCAGGTCACGGGTGTACGTAAAAGAGGTCAGCGGGGTGCGCACAAGCATATCCCTCTTCTCTAACTCAGAGGTGAGGAAAGCCTGTCCCGAAGCGATGCCCGCCGCATCCATTGCGAAGGGCTTCACGCCGCCCTGCATGGTGTTTAAATCAAAAGTTCCGACATTCTGGAATTTAGCCATGTCTTTAGTCTCCTTTCGGTTTTATTAGGCGTGAAGGGTGGTCATGATGCGAATCTCCGCCACGCCGTTGCCGTCCTTGCCGCCCTTCCACTTTGCGTTGGTGAGGGCAACGCTGTTTGCACCATCAGCCGCCGCCTCAAAGCCGCCGACCACAGCGCCGGGGATAGAAGCGTTTGCGGCAACACGAACGTACACAGTGCCGTCAAGGGCGGGCGTTCCGTTCTGGCAAATGACATTGACACAGCCCCTCTTAAGCACCGGGACGGCATCATACTGGACATAACTGCCCTCGTTCTGATTGAGATAGTTAGTAGCGGACTTAGTCTCACGCACCGCAACGCCGACAAAATCGGCGGCGGTAGCAGAAGCGCCGGGGGCGGTCACAGCGCCGTTGCTGTACACCACAGCGCCGCCGAAAGCGATTGCGCCACCTGCCGGGTGAGTGTCAATGATAGTATCGGGCTGACGGGAAAAAGAACCCGCATAGCCGTGGAACATGGTCTTACCGATGATCTGGTTTCTCATGGTCTTACTCCTCTCTGTTCTTGTGGGGGTTTCTTGCGTCATAGAGTTTCTGGATTGCGTCAAGGTCGGTAGCGGGGCGGCTCTGCGCCTTAACCTGTGCGTTTGCCTGTGCCGCCTTGGCAATCTTTGCCGCATCGCTGTCGGCGGTGGGGCGCTTCACAAGGGCAAGCAGGGCATCCGTTGCGGCTTTCCGCTCCTTTTCGTTGCTGATACCCGCAATCACCGGGCGCATCTGTAAAATCACGTTCCGGGCGGTTTCAGCGTCCATTGCGCCGCAACCCTTCGCCGCCTCATCATCAGCCGGGGCTTCCTTCGTGTCCATCTCCTCTGCGGGGACAACGTGCGCCTCTTCGGCTTCAGCGGCGGTTTCCTCATTCTGCTCCGTGCCGGGTGCGGTTGCGGGGTTCTCATCGGCGGGGGCGGCATCTTCTTCAGCCTCGCCCTTGATCTCCTTGCCGATAGTCTCAAGCGCAACGTCCAGAGGGTCTTCCTCCTCTTCCGGGGCTTCTTCAGCCTCCGTCTGCGGCGGGAGCAGTTTACTTAACAGGTCTTCGATTTTGGATAACCGGGCATCGATGGACTCAAAGCGGGCGGCATCATCCACAGCGGGGGCTTCCTCCCCTGTGGGCTGTGCGTCCTCCTCCGGGACAGGGGCGTTTTCCTCCTCATGCTCCGGGGCGGTGTCCTCGTCCATCACCGGGGCGGCATCCTCCGCAAGCTGTCGGATTTCCTCCGCTGTCTTGCCGTTTGCCGCCATTCCGAAAAGGTGCAAAAATGCGTTCACTTTGCTCATGGGCTTGCGTGTCCTTTCTGGCGGGTTTGCCGCCTGTGTTTTATCTGCATCCATAATCGCCGCTTTAGTCCCTGCTCTGCCAACATCGACCAAAGCCACGTGGTTGCCTCTGATGTTTTTCTGCGTCAGTGTTCCGTCCGGGTTTTCTTCGTACTCACACTCATACCCGCAGGAAATCTGGCGCTTGCCGTTCTGGATCGCTGATATTGTCGCCGCATCGTGTACGTGGATATCAGCAACCACAAAACCCTCAAAATCACCCGTTCCCCGGCGCACGTTCTGCACGTGTCCCTTTTCGTACTGCCCCGCATTTTCCGGGGTGAGCATCACGGGCGGGTGGTCATCCGTGAAGGGCTTGCCCTCAAAAGACGCAAGGGCGGCAGGGGCGAAAACCTCCGCTTCCGGGCGGTTAACTGTGACAATGTCCCGCCCTTCCTTGCCTACCTCAATGCCGAGGTAGTCCTGTGCGCCCGTGCGTGCTATCGGCACGTTTCGACAAATTAAAAAGCCCTCACCAGTTTCTATCTGGTTTGGGCTTATGGTGTAGCCATAGTATGTAATCATTGCTTGTCCCTCTTTCTGTAAGCGGACATCAACTCATGGTACTTGTCATTCTGCGCTTCCTTCCATTTTCGGAAGGTGGCAAAGTCTTTCGGCACGCCCTCAACGCCCGCCGCCATGTACTTTCGCCACTGCTTGACATCCTCCCGCAGTTTTGCCCGGTTGCGTTCCTTTTCCCGGTATGCCGCTATCTGTTTCTTTGACCGTGGGTCGTTGGTTGCCGGGTTTGTTGTAAAGGACGAAAACTCCCGGATTTTCCGCAGTTGCTCCGGGGTTTTGCTTGCCTCCGTAAACTTCCGCACGCTGTGCAAGCAGTTGGGGTGGATGTTGAGAAACGTGTTGCTAAGATCATCCGCACCCGCCGGGTCAATCTTGCCAAAAGCCGCAGACAACGGCGGGTAATTGGGATTTGTGCCGCTCTTTGAGTACACCCGCCCCTCATAGATGGCGCAGACCGGGCAGGTTGTCCCAATCTTTGAAATCTGATATAGGTCGTGATCGTCTTCTGTCAGCACTGCGGAAACCTGCGCCTGTCGTACTGTCGTTCGCACCGCCATATTGCCATAGCTGTGCAAATCCCAATCACGCCCCGCTTTGTCAGTGAAAGCGGTTATTCCCTCACCCTCAATTGCTTTGACAAGGGCGTTTGTTTTGGTAATCGGCCCTACGCCCTCTGTAAGGGCTTCTACAGCCTGTTTAATACCTTCGGTGCGGAATATATCGGGTTCAATCCTGCCGAGCAAATAAAGGGCATTCTGCGTGGTCTGGTAGGCGGTTTCAGCCGCCTCCCGTACTTCGCCAAGAAGGTTGTCCACCAGTTGTTCAATTGCAAGGGTGCGCCCCGGATTAACTGCGCTCATGGCGTTTTTGTATCCCGCCCTGTGCTTGCCGCCCTCATAAAAAAACTCATGCTCAATTGCAATGGGTGCATACTTTTCTGCGCCTTGCATCATGCGGGACAGGTCTTTCCGCACCCGGAACAGCGCCGCAACCTCTGCGTAATCAACAAAGTTTGATTCCCGCTTTCGCTTGATTTCCTGTAGCAGTTTCTGCTCTGTGCGCAGGAAAAGAAGCATCAGCGTTTGAGCCGCCCCGTTGCCCGTAGGCGGCACAATTACCGGGGGCATTAGTTACCCCCTTCCCCCTCGTTCAAGGGGCTTTCCGGGGCTTCTGGCGGCTCTGGCGGGGTGTTCTGTATCTCTTCCCCCGCTGTCGGCATTGTCAGCCCAGCAAGCGGGTCAGCCATCTGCTGTCTGTCGCTGTATAACACGCCCTTACCTTCCTGCATCAGTTCGTTTGGAATCTTGCCAAACAACCCCGTTTCTTCGTCAAGGTTGTGCAATTCCTCACGGGCGGTTGACAGGTCGATAAGGTCGGATTGATACGCCGTCACGATTGCGCCCGTCTTGCGCTGTGCCACATCTGCAACCTCAAGGGCGTTCGGGGTATCAAGCGCCGGGAAATCAATGTCAAGGTCGTCCGGGATTGCACCCCACGCAGACAGAGCAAGCACGGGCAGGAGCCGCTCTATGATTGCCCTAAAGGATGTTTCCCGCACCCCGTCAAGGTAGTCATAGTAATTCTTCATGTCGCTCTCGCCCGTTGCATTTAAGCCCGCAGGGGAGCGCCCGAACAGCTTTGTAACCGGGGTTCTAGCCGCCCCGGCAACATCCATCATTACCCGGTCGTAAACATCCGAAAGCCCCGTGAATGTGTACTGCGTGTTGTGGATTGCATCGCCCTTGTTAATAACCCGCAAGCCGAAATTGGATTCCATAATCTGTTGTGCTTGCAGGGTGTTCCAGAAACGCCGTTGCATTTCAGTGTTTGCCGTGCCGAGCAACTGGTCAAGCCCGTCCGACTCCATGTAATTGACATTAGCCCGGAAGGTCAAAGCGGCAATGTTTGCCGCCACATTGTCCCGCCGCACCAATTCCTCATATATGGCTTCCAGTTCAGACTCGCCCCAATACAGCTCCGTGATCTGCTCAAGCCACGGCAACTCACGCCCCGTAAAGCGTAGCACCCGGCTGTGGTGGACATTCGCCGCAATGGTGTTGCGCTCTTCGTCCCGCACAGTGTAAAAGGCGGGAAGCCCAAAATCCGGGTCTTCCGGGTCGGTAACCAGTTCGGAGGACGGAAATACGCCCGTCCACCTGTCAAGTATCTGCAAGCCTAAAAAGCTGTCCGGGGTTACCATGTCCATGTCAAGGGGCTTGCTCATGTCGTCCTGCCCCTTTATCATCATGATACCCGCCGCACCGCCGTACAGCCGTCCCCAATACATCCCCTGCCGTACCTTCTCCCGCAGTTTAACCCGGCGCTCCTGCTGTATGTACCTGTCCATCAGTTCCGGGGAAATGGCGGTTTTCAGTTCGTACCACTTGCGGGTGATATCGTCCGGGATGGTGGCAATCACGTTCTGGACAATCCAGTTTTCCCGGTACAGGGTTGTCAGCAACTCATAGTTCTGCGTCATCCGTGTGGGCGTGTACTGCGTCCCCTGTAACAAATCCATAGTGCCGAAGCCGATACGGGCGGCAGGGTTTGAAAAAGCATCCCGCACGGGCTGTCTGTTCCCGTCCACTGTTAAATTGTCTCTATACTTTTTCCTTCTGCTCATGCCGTCTTTCTCCAATCGGGTAGCACAGTATGAATTAGGTAGCGTAAAGCGTCCGGCCCGTGATCCTGCATTTTTACGGGCTTTTCTTCGCCCCGCTCCCCGGCTTTATCGTCCCAAACGTAGCTGTGCAACTCTTTGATTAACCCGGTACATCTGCGATGGATGTGCAACCGCCCCAACGAAAAAAGGGTGGACACTTCCCGGATGCCGTCCAAGACATCGTTGTCCCCCTCTTTGACATAATACCCACGTTGCCGCAACTCCGTGATAAACGACTTTGCGGAGGGGTCAACGATCACCATGCATTGCTGTTCCGGGTCGTCCCCCATAAACGCCGCCATATCATCCGCATACTGCGAATCTGTCTTGTTGGGCGTTGCAAGGCGCTGTGCTTCCGGGCTTTTGCTGTCCCACCTGTACTCATGCTCAACCCAGATATCCCGCCCATCGTCCCGGATATCCAGATAGACGCAAGGGTTTGTAGTGCCGTAGTCACAGGCAATATAGCGGGTTGAGGTCGCCGTCAAGGCAACCGGGCGGGTGTCATCATCGTAAAGGGCGGCATCGGAAAACATGGAGTATATCAACCCCTCTGCAACTGCCCACAGCCCCTTGATATACCGGGAGTAGAACACGCCGCTGTACATGGTCTTGTAACGGGCTTTGATCTCAGCGGAAAGGGCGTTGTTGTCGTCCATCGTGAAATGCAGGAACAACAGGCGCTTTTCCTTTGCCTCGTCAATCCACCGCCGCTTAAACCAGTGCATCGGCCCTTCCGGGTTGCAGTTAAACCACAGCTTCGACCCATCCACGGAGCAACGCCCTGTGACTTGATTAACAAAGGATTCCGGCATCAGCGCCACCTCGTCCAGATACGCCCCGGCGGCTGTCATACCTTGCACAAGATCTTGACTAGCTTCGTCCTTGCCGCCGAACACGTAAAAATCATTCGTTCTAAGCCCCCTATAAACCCGTAGAAGCCCGTCAGAAGTGTGGTAGCTGTAACTGTACCCACGACCGGGTAAAATGGATTTAAGGGGCTGTAGCACGTTCCTCTGAAAGGATTTCACTGTCTTGCCCGCCATGATGAATTGCTCATTTTCGAAATTCGTCATAGCCCACATAACAAAGGACAGCGCCATAGCAACAGTTTTCCCGGATCGGATAGCCCCGTCTGCTATGATGCCGTCCATATCTTTAACCGGGGAATCCTCCACCCACCAGTTAAAGAGCATCCGCTGTTTTTTCGATAGGGGTTGCCATTTAAACATCTGCATCCCCCCAATCTTCAACCGCCGTTCCCTTTATGGCTTCAATGAAACCATCTGCCGGGGTTTCCGCTGTCGGGTTGTCCTCGCCGAGCATCTGCAAAACCTTTTCCAAATACTTGGAGTTTCCCTTCATTGCGTTTTGTAGCATACCCAAAGCAAGAAGCGACCGCCCCTCGTCCGTATCAATGCCGAACGCTTCAGCCTGTGCCTTTAGCTTTGCCGGGACAATCGGGTGTTCTGCCCATGCCTTTATGATGCTCTGAACGCTTGCCTTTTTCCTCCGGGCTTCCCCGGATGCCTTGCCGCCCATTGAGGCAATTCTTTTTTGTTCCTCTTTTGTTCGGGTGTTAAGCGGCTTCATGTTTTTGGGTGCGCCCTTACCCATAGCCGCTCACTCCCTTCTGTCGGCAATCATCTGTGCGGTTTCATCCCCCACCGGGAGGGGTGATGCTCCCGGCAGTGAGGATGACAACAGAAAAGCGGGGTTTTCGCCCCGCTCTCCTGCTTATCGTTTTATCATGGGTTTCACAAAAAAATCTTGTCAAACCTTGTCATATTTACAACGATTCGTAATGCACTGCTCTGCAACCGACAACACCGCAACGATTGTCGGACAGGTGGCAATCTGTTTCCTGCGCCACCCCAACTCACCATACCACCGCTTAAACACCCGGTA